TTGAGGACATGGCCGGAGAGGTTGGAAGATTCTTCACGGCTAAGAAAAAGGTTGAGGAGCAGATGGCAAAGGCTCGTCAAGCTGGAAATGATGACCTAATGGTAGGCTCTGCGCTAGAAGAAGCGATCACAATAGATCAGCAAGAAGAGCGCATTGAGAAGATGATGAACAAGATTCGTGACCATTATTCGCGCAAAGGTCAGACTCACCGATGGGTGAAGATTAAAGCGGAGGCTGCAAAGATTGAGAAGAAAAGAGCCGTTAAGAAAAAAGCAAAAGCGGCAGCAGCCAAACAGGAAGATGCTTTAATACACGACTTAGCGGTAATGTTTGCGTGGGTTATAGGGGCGGTCATAGTAATTTTTGGTGTGGTGTTTCTAATATTTGGTATAGGTGAATCGCCCTCATAAATAATTAAACGCAGTAGCAAATGTTTGTCTAGGGAGGCAAAAAATGAAGGTTGATCCGGTTTTGTTGAATATGGGGTGTCGTTATGCCTCTCTTGCTTATGATGAAAAAATACCTGATACCATAAAGGTTGAATCTAAAGTTACTTCCACAACCGCCTTCATCGCAAAGCGTAAGTCTATTGATGTAATAAGCTTTAGAGGCTCCCAGCAAGCGACTGACTTCTTTTTTGATGGGTTCGCAATACCAATACCCTTTGAAAGACGTTTGTGTCATGGCGGCTTTGTGCTTGCCTTTAAATCGGTATGGGCGGATATAGCTCACCTCATTGATTACAATAAAAGAACTCTCATCACTGGACACAGTCTTGGCGGGGCTTTAGCTGAACTCATGGCCTTAAAGCTACACAAAAAGCATGATTCTCTTAATCTAGTTACCTTTGGCAAGCCTAATACCTTTTTTAAGGGTTTTAAGCGCCCTCTGGGGCTTGATAAGCAATATTCTGTCGTGCATGGTAGCGATATGGTTGCTAGGATACCGAGGCTCTTATACGGACCCTCATGCAGCCAAAACCAGATATACTTTTGTAACGAAGGAAGCTGTGTAATTAATCCAAGTAAAGATTTTAAGCGCAAAGATTTTCTATCTGAGCCGGACGAAGCTGTTTCGGATCATATGATGGACGGTTATAAATCTAGCGTAAAATCATACATAAACGAGCAGACGCGCAAATAACCTAGAGAGGTAATGATATGAAGGCACTTTTAATAACAGCTATAAGCATTCTGGCTATGACGGGATGCACAACAGTAGAGCAAGTTAGGGAAGCCAAAGGGCTGTACTGCTCTGGAATCTATAAGGGAATGAGGGCTGTCGGTAGAGGGGCTTTATCAGCGACTACAGGTGTAATCGTGCCGGACGTATGCGATACCATTGATGTTATAGTAGATGCTGAAACAAGCGAGGATTCTAATGGCGGGTCTAACGGTAACAACAGCGGCAACGACTGAAGCGCTGTCAGAAACAAACATACGAGACTATCTCAGGGTAGATCAAGATACTGAGCTAGGAATTCTGCATATCTTGAGAAAGGCAGCGAGAGAGTTCTGTGAAAACTACACAGGCAGAAAGCTACTTAGTCAAACGCTAACCTTATCTATTGATGCTACCAATGATATCTATGATCCATTGTGGGAAGGAACAAGAATAGGTCCGTACCTAAACTTTAATAAAGATTATATTGCTCTTCCTACTGCGCCCGTTCGCTCTGTTTCTTCTGTAAAGACTTATGATGATGACGACAGCGCTACAACAATGGCAGCTACTCGCTACTATGTTGATACAGCCAGAGAGCCAGCTAGAGTAGTCCTGAGAACAGGAGAGACTTGGCCTCATGCTTTGCGTGTCGCTAATGCAATAGAGATAGAGTTCTTGGCGGGTTATGCAACTCCGGCTGATATTCCTCATGCTCTAAAGGTTGGGATGCTGCAACATATCTCTTACCTGTATGACCAAAGAGGGGATATGACTGATGGAAACACCAACTTGCCGCCCATGATTCACAAGCTTTACCAGCCATTTAAGCTTATCGGGGGTCTTGGTACTAGCTCATTTGGGGCTTTGGGGTAAGCTATGAGCCAGTTTTCAGTAGGGGCTATGCGTGAGCAAATAACCGTTCAAAACCAGACTAGAACGGCTGACGGGGCTGGAGGCTATTCAGAAACGCTAGTTACTAACTTTAAAACCTTTGCCTCAGTTAAAACCAAAATAGGCAGGGAGCAAGTAAAGCAAGGACAATTACAGGACAGGAAACAGTTTGAGTTTGTTATACGTTACAGGTCAGATAAGAATATAACTGCTGCAAACCGTATACTTTGGGGGACTAGGGTTTTTCAGGTTAGAAGCGTTGTAAATTACAACGAAAGAAATAAGTATTATGTGATTACAGCCGAGGAAAATGTTGCGGCATGATCAAGAATAAAGCTAAGTTTATTAAAGGGTTAGAGACTAAGATGGCTCAAAGGCCGGAGCAGAACATAAGACGGGCTATGGCTAAGTCGGGAATGCTTGTTCGCAATGAGGCGATTGATAGTATTCTTAGAGGCGCAAAAAGCGGAGAAATGGTTACTCGGTATAACCCAACAAGGCAGCATCAAGTATCAGCAGAAGGGGAGGCTCCAGCTTCAGATACAGGGCGTTTGGTTAATAGTATTGCTCATGATGTTATTAAACAGGGAAACAATTTTATGGGGCGCGTCATAGCTTCAGCCGAATACGCAGTACATCTTGAGTTTGGCACTAATAAGATGGGCGCTAGACCATTTCTCAGGCCAGCCTTGCATGAGAGCAAAAAGAAGATACGAAACATATTTATGAGAGAAGGAATAATAAATTGACAGTCGGGCAGTTTCCTCTACAGACAGCGCTGTTTTCTAAGCTAAACAGTGATAGCAACCTAACATCAACTCTTGGGGCGGGGGTGTATGATGATGTGCCACAAGGCAGCGCTTACCCGTTTGTGCAAATTGGCGATGATACAACAAGGGATTATTCTACAAAGGATGTGGATGGAAGCGAAACGACTATCAGTATTCATGTCTGGAGTAGAGGGCATGGAAGCATGGAAACAAAACAGATAATGGACAGAATACATACTTTATTGCATGATGTATCTCTATCCGTGACAGGATATAATTACATAAACGGGCGCTTTGAGTTTGCGGACGTTTTACGCGATCCAGATGGTATAACAAGACACGGGGTCATGCGATTTCGTGCAGTAATGTTGGGAACTAATTAACACAGAGGTAAGACTATGGCAGCTCAAAAAGGCTCTGCCGTTCTTGTAAAAGTGGCTGTAAGCGGATCACAAACTACTATCGGTGGCTTGAGATCAACGTCAATCACTCTTAATGAGGAAATGGTAGACATCACAAACAAAGACAGTTCTAACCTCCGCACGTTGCTTCCAGCAGCCGGAGTTCAAAGCATCACCGTCTCAGGAAGTGGGGTGTTTACTGACTCCACGGCTGAAGTTCAAGCCAGAACTAATTTTGGCGGTGCAGCCCTTCAAGCTATGTCTTTTGTCATTCCAGACTTAGGCACATACTCTGGCAGCTTCTTGTGTACATCTCTTGAATATTCAGGAGAGTACAACGGTGAAGCCACTTACAGCATGACTTTTGAAGGCAGCGGGTCAATATCATTCGCAGCAGCATAAGGTGATTCTATGTCTTGGCAAGATGTCAAAGTAAAAATAGAAGGCGCTGAGTACGATGGCAAAATGAGGGGCAATGAAATATTTGTCCCCATTATGGTTGAGGACGCAGAGCCAACTATAGAGGTTGATGGCAAACCCGCGCAAGTTGAATCAGTCCGAGTAGATGACAGAGATTCTGTTGTCTACATAACGGTTAAAGCAGACGCTAAAAAACAAAGGAGTAAGTCAGATGACAAACCCGTTGAAGGGCGAGATGACGGTGAAGCTGGGGGATCAGGAGTATAAAACTCGTTTAACTGTTGATGCTATTGTAAAAATAGAAGCAGCGTTAGACAAAGGAATACTCTTGGTTATGCAGCGGTTAGGCGAAACAGATATCAGGATAACAGACCTGAGAACTATCTTGCTTTATGCACTGCGAGGCGGAGGCAATGATTTTTCTGAAAAAGATATAAACGAAATTATATCTAATTCAGGAATTGTTGAGTGTTGTCGCGCTGTAGCGGAGCTTTTAGCTTCTACTTTAGTTGTTGAAAATGAGCAAGAACAGCCAAGCTAATCAAATAGATTGGCAAAGGCTTTATCAGGTTTGCGTAGGAATGATGGGCATACAGCCAAGTATGTTCTGGAATATGTCTCCCCGCGAGGTATTTCTTGCCATAGATGGGTTTAAAGAGTTTAACGGGACAGCAAAAGAAACCCCGTTATCCAGAAACGAGCTAGATAACCTAATGGAGTTACATCCTGACTAATGGCTACTACAGTTGACGAACTAATTGTTGAAATTAGGGCTGACCTTAAAAACGTCACTCGCGGCCTTAATAATGTCAAAAAACAAATCAACGCAACCGATAGAGGATCAAGAGCTTTAGCTAACACAATGCGAAGGCTTGGTCCGCTTATAGCCAGCATCGCATCAGTACAAACCGTAAGACAAATTGTTTCTGTGGGCGATGAGTTTGAGCGCTTACAAATATCTCTCGCTACAATGTTTGGTGGAGAAAAAGGCGGAAAAGACGCTTTTAACAGAATCACAGAGTTTGCAAGAACGACCCCTTTCCAGCTAGAAGATGTTACTAAAGCATTTATATCCCTAAAGGCTCAAGGTATAGAGCCAAACGAAAAAGTATTGGCCGCTTTTGGTGATGCCGCCAGTGCAACATTAACCCCGCTTGAATCTTTTAACTCTCTTGTTCGTATGCTTGGACGGTCTACTCAAGGGGCGTTAGGTCTTGAAGATTTAAACCAGCTTGCGGATCGCGGCATCCCTGTATTCCAGATTCTTGAAGATAGAATAGGTAAAACAAGAGATGAGGTAACTGAATTTGGTAAGACATCAGCGGGTGCTAATACGATTATGCGAGAGCTTTCGGTTGGTTTAGAGCAAAGCTTTGGCGGTTTAATGCAAGACCAGATGGAAACATTTGGGGTTAAGTTTAGTAACGTAGAAATTGCTTTTAAGCAGTTTGCTGACGAAGTGTACAAATCTGGGCTAGGCGATCTGTTCAAAGGTATGGCTGACTCTGTTTCTGAGATGGTTGCTGAGATAGCCAAAGGAATGAGAGAAGCAAGAGAGGGTGGCACGATCCCTTCAGCCGTTCAGCAACTTATTGACGAAGAAAAATTCCAAGAAGCAAAGATACGATTAAGGCAGCAAGTAGATGCTCTGATGGAAGAGCTGAATACAGTCGTAGAGAGAAGAAATGCTGTAGCGAATGCTGTAGGCAATAATACATTTACTTCA